TCGTCTAGCACTCTCATACATTCCTGAAAGCCTTTTAATAACTGATTTTCCCAATCTTTATCTAATCTTCCATATTTTTTTACTAGCCAAGAATTGTCGCCACCTTGTATCAAGTGAGGCGGATCAAATATAACGCACTTAAAAGATTTATCGGGGTACGGCATATCAGTGAAGTCATGGATCACATCAGGCGATACTTCTAAATGTCTAATTTTGTCACGATCCTTAAAACTTAGTTTTTGGTTTCTTATATCGGCAAAAAGCACATTCGGATTGCTCTTATCAAAGTAAAACATTCTTCCGCCACAGCAAGCATCTAGAATTGGTTTCATCTTATCTCCTTAAAACAAAAGGCGCTCACTTGGAACGCCTATTGGATTTGTTAAATATTGATTTACTGCTTTGTAAATATCCACTATTAATTCAAGTGGAATATTCGATCTTTCGTTGTATGATTTTGAGAAGTTTTGAAAGCCGATTTCAGGCTTTAGCTTTTGATTATGTCTTAATCCAAGCCTTATATTGCTTTTGAACCTTGTCGGCTTACGCAGTGGATAGTTATAGCAATGATAGTGAGCCAAGTTATCAAACGGGATTTTAAAATTTAAAATATCGTCTATGTAATACCAAATCTTGCTACTTGCTGGATTTTCTATTACATAAACTTTCGGATTGTAACGTTTGATAATTTCTATCGTGTTGTAGATACAAAGCTCACCATTAATACGGTTTAGGAAAGAGCGGTCATATTTGAATTGGACGTGCGGTAAATCATAATCCGCACGACTTCTTACTGTGAATTTTGATAACGCACGATTTACTGCTCCTGTTTCCTGTTTCCAGCTTGCATTGCCTCCCCACATTGCACTTGCAACTGACCAACTCTCACAAGGCGGACTAGCTATAATCAAATCAGGTTTAGGCAGCTTATCAAGCTCATCAAATAGCTTGTTATCGCCAAACATACGACCGTAATCAGCTAAATTAAGATTAATAAAATGGTTATTTTTACTATCAATATCTATGCCGATAGGGTATATTTTGACTGACTGACTGACTGACTGACTTGTCTGATTAAATAGCTCTGCACCTTGCGTATAGCAACCATTGCCACTATCGAATAATGCCCAAACAATCATATCAATCACCCGCTTTATGGTTTACCTTTGCCATATTAACCACTGGCAACATATCAACCAATGGTCGCTGCGTGTTTGTTTCTTGCGGTGTATCGAAATAATGCTTCGCCCATAAAATAAATTTCTCAAGGCGACGACTATTTCTCTCGATTGAAAATTCTGAAATTCTGATAATTTCATTTCTCAACTCGCTATCAAATGACGACCAGTAATTAATCGCATCTCGGATAGCCAATTTCACCGATTCTTGATTTTCACTATTGATTCTCGCAAAGAAATAGCAGGTAAAAATATCTTTAAATCTAGAGTAGGGTACGCCCACTTTAATTTCATTCATTTTTGCCCCTTGTTCTTATCTGTGTAATTAACTAACTCACGGATTTTCTCACGCACAAGCTCAAGAGCTTTTTCCAAACTCCGTTCTTTTTCGTGTAATTCCGCTAATTCGTGTTCTGCTTGTTCTTTGTTCATAATTCACCTAAAAGAAAACCGCCTTATTTGGCGGTCTCAATCATTTTTAAAATACGCTCTGGCGTTTCCTTTACTACCACATTATGTTCGTCTGAAAACTCAACAATAGAGCAGTCATTGTACGCTGATGCTACAGTTCTAATTAAATCTACATTTACAATTAAATCACCGTCACCAGCTCTAAAATTTGTCAATTTAATAAATTTACTCATAACTCACACCTAGAATGGAATGTTATCGTCAAAGCTATCACCTTGTTCAGCCATTGCACTTAATGGATCGGTTTTTTCCTTACCTTTGGTTTGCTGTTGCATCTCATTTCTTGCTTTACTGTCTAGCATTTCAAACGATTGTGTCGCAACTTTAAGTGCGGTGCGATTATTGCCGTTTTGATCTTGCCAACTTTCCTGCACCAGCTTTCCTGTTACGCAGATTTTTGAGCCTTTTTGAAGGTATTGTCTCGCTATATCGGCATAATTGCCGTGTACCGCAATTGGTATCCAATGCGTACGATTAACAGTATCGCCTTGTTTATCACGGTAATCATCGCTGATAGCAAGATTAAATGTTGCAATTTGACCGCCATTTTGGAATTGGCGGATTTCTGGATCACCACCTAAATGACCGATTAATATAACAGTGTTGGTATTGCGTGCCATTAGCTCATTTCCTTAATTAATTGTTGATAGTATTCTTGAGCGGCATTAACTCGCTCTTTGATTTCTTCGATGATTTTGTCATCACGCTTAACTGTAACAGTCGTAATACGTTTTGATTGTGGTATTTGCTCCACTAAGTCAATATATCGCTCTGGATTGTCATAGCTTGATAATTGCTCGTATGGAGTAGGAAATAGCACAAAGTCAATTTGAGCCTCTTCACAATCCCATAGCCACATATAGCCTTGCATCTGGATTGTGTAACCAGATTTTTTGGCTTTTTCTTCCGCCTCATCGATAAAGAATGGGTGCGAGCCAATATCCCATGAGCATTTTGTATCAATGATTAGCTTTCTAGTTGGAACGTAAATATCACATTCACCAGTAATCCAATCGTTTTTCCGTCTTTCTTCGTTTTTCTTTAATGCTAGTCCACGCTTGCGGCCGCTTAATTTAATAGCCTGTTCTTCAAGTGCGATGCCTTTTTCAGTGTACTTGTTACCCTCAAAATCTTGATAGCCAAACAAGTCATATTTAACTATCTTTCTCACCGCACTTTTAGCAGTGGCAGATATACCGCCACCGCTTTTCGGTTTAACCATTAAATCAGCAAGCCAAGAGCATCTAGCTTTCAGCTTGTACATTTCCATTCTCAATCGCCTCTAATTCCGCAATCTGTTCTTGACTAAACTCATAAGCTCCACTATCGCACAGGTCTTGTAGAGTGGTCTCACCGTTGATAATGCTTTGCTTGCAGTTATTAAATGTTTCATCATCTACAACCGTCACAAATTCAGCATTTTGAACGTTGTCGCCATAGTTAAATTCTTGATTTTCTACATCTTTAACTACAGCTTGGTCGGCTAATACTGCTTGTTGCATTTCCACCGATAACGGAGCTTGTTTTGATAGCAATAACTTCATCACGGTTTTTAATGCCATTGCCTCAAAGTTGTCGTGCCATACGCCAAAGCCTTTTTTAAATGTTTGGCTGTAACGTTGAGCGTGTTTAACGATGTCGTCATGGCTCATATAGAGTTCAGCCGAGAAGTCATTCACTAGCTTGAAGTAAGCGTAATATCCGATTGGATTTTCGTCCTTTTCAGGCTCTTGCTCCCAATCAAACTCAAAGCCATTGATAAAGTCTTTTTTGAGAAGTTGCTTTTTATATACCGGCAAGGCTACCAATCGTTTAAATTGCCCAGAGCGTTGAGCAAGCTGGATAAATCCTTTGTAACCGATTTGAAATTGAGCCTCTACTTTTCGCTCTTTGTTATTCTTAAAAGGCACGATATAGGCAAAACCCAATCCATTTTGAAGTGGTAGGTTAAGCGTTGCCGCCATACAGGCCGCATTAAAAATACTTGTCGGGTCGGCTGTTCTTAGCATTGTGTTGCTGTTAGCAATCTGCATCACGCTTGTCGCAAAGGTTGCTGAATTCTTTCCGACTAACTGCTCAATCTTTGTTTTGATAATCGGGTTATTAAAAAGCTCCCGAAGTGTTTTATGCTTAACGGGAGCTTGTACTTGTTGATTTTGATTTGTCATTTTGTCTCACCTTTACTGGTTAATCATTGAGGATATATCCTTTTCGATAATCTTCCTCTAACTGTTCTAATCTATCTTCTGCCATGGCGGTCAAGATTTTAATTCGCATTTCTTCATAATCAGTGCCAAGTGCGACCGCTTTCAGAAATTCGTCATCATCAAACATCTTTTCGCTAAACGCACATAATGCATCGCTATCGTTGTTAGCAATATCTTCTTCAATACACTCAATTTCACGCTCTATCGCCTCGTTATACGCATCTTCAGCGCAACATCTGCGGTCATAATCATTGAACGTTTTGCGTTCCCATTGTGCTTGTAGGCTTTCCATTTTGAAGCTCCTTTAAGAAATTAAAATAACCTTTTATTTCATCAAATTTAAAAATTCTCGCCTTGCTACCATTGCGAACTGTTTTGATTGGCTCTGGTAATATTCCGTCAGAGATAGCTCGCTCTACGATATACAAGTGAACACCAAAGCACGCCTTTAAGTCAGCGAGCATAAAAAGCTCCTTACGCTCGTTTACAGGCTGCTTTTCTCTTAACTCGATATAATCCTCATATCTCTGCAATGAGCGAGCCTGTGCCTTTGTAATTCGCTTAATTTTGTCTTTTTTAGCATTAATAACTTCATCAGTCTGATATAGGTGAAAACTAACACCTAATCGCTTAGCTTCTCTTTCCTTTAAGGCAATTCTCTGATTGCATCGTTCCTGTGCTAATTCTTCAACTGCGAAATTAGACGATTTCCAAACAATACGGTTATTAACTCTCTCTACCGCAATCCAGCCGTTATCGTGCTTTTCTGGTTTAATTTCTACTTTTCGCATCGTCTAATTCCTTTTGTTTGATATTTGTGTATGCTATAGCCTCTTGTTTGGCTTGCTCTGTTAAATTTGGTTGATATTGTCCGTTCTCGGAAATCCATTGAATTCTTGCGTGTTCACGCTCTAATGCGGTAGGTTCGCTTGCCTGTGCTGCTAGAGCGGTTAGCATTGTCATAGCAACTAGACAGATTGAAAGGATAGTTGCGATTACATAAGCAGTTGTTTTAAGGAAATTGATTAACTTGTTCATAGTGTTTACCTCGTATGGTTAGAGAATATTGGTTAAAAAAAATCCCCTAGTGCCAAAGTGTGAAAGCAGCTAGGGGCTAACCAATCAAAAGGAGATTTTTTTATTATGAAAAACGCTGTTTCCAGCTAAATCCGCTCTCGTTCAATCGGTTATTCAAGAAGATTGAGCGTTTAATTCGCTATTTGAAAGCGGATTGAGATGGAGGCTCTTTCGGGATTTGAACCCGTGTTATTTTCCATAACGCTACCCGTGTTTTGTACCGTGCTTTGTTTCCACAACCAGCGAAACAAAGAGCCATTTCAAAGCACACTTCTCTCTATCATTCGCAGAGGTTTCACTTGCCTCTGTGTCTCTGTACTTCAAATGTGCTTTGAGATATTTCCCCACTGCGAATTGACTTTCTGTAACTGTCAGTTTTTCACTGGTCTCATCTTTCAGTGGGATTTCCGTTTACTCTCATTATGTAGGGTAGGGCTTTTAATCTACACGACCGCATAATGCCGTTATGAGTAAACTTCTTGTAATCTGATTTTTAAAGAGCGATTTAAAATTTTTATTCAAGCCCACCGTGATGAGCTTAGTAAAAACTTTATAATTTTTTGATTTCTTCCAGTTTCACGGGGAACCAATAGCATTCATTGTTTAAGTGGATAAATCTTTCTGATTCAACATCTTTAACACCTTTGGCAAACCCGATGATTTTGTATGGACCAAACTTAACTCCGTTTTTATTTGTGTAAGTAACAAACTCATCAACTACAAAATCACAACCGTTTGGAGCTTTATCACTAATTCCTTTTTTAAAGTTTAGAATCTCAATCATTTTATTCACCATGTGTATCTCGTTTTGATGGGTGTATAATATAGCTAAAGTTTTATTATGTAAATAGCCTAAGTTGTATTTTTTATTAAAAATATATAGCTTTTTGTTTAAGTGGTTGTTTTTATTGGTGATAAATTTCGCAAAAAATTGTTTAATTGCTTATTTTTTAATCAATGAATATTTTGATTTGAGATTCTGATCACGGAATGCGTTCTACTTTCTTAGTAGAATGACCGCACTTTTTAATGGAGGTTATATGAAAAAATTACTTGTTGGCTTATGTCTTTTGCCTGTTTTTGCTGTTGCGAATGAAACAGGGGAGTCTTGCTCTAAGCTGGAAGATAGTAGCAAGCGTCTAGAATGTTATGATTCAGTGTTTTTGAAAAAAACAGATGTGATAGATGAAAATAAGGCTATTCAATCCAAGTGGGAATATAAGCAAAATAAAGATGAATTACGAAATTCCGCCACTTATGAAGCAATGCTTTCTTCTAATAATGCGGTTTATTTTGGCTTTCCTTATGAAAGCTCCTCTATGTATCTAACCTTGCGAAAAGATCCGAAATATGGCAATGATGTTATTTTTACCGTAAATGGGCAATTTAATAGTTGTTATGACGGTTGCAAGATCGCGGTTAAATTTGATGATAATAAACTCGAAACTTATCGGATGATTGGCTCTGACGATGGAAGTAGTAACACGATATTTATTGAAAACCCAAAATCTATGAAAACCTTTGTGAGCAAGCTAAAAAAATCGAAAAAATTGATTGTAGAGGCGAGTTTTTATGATCACGGAAAGGGGCAATTTACTTTCGATACACAAGGGTTAGAATGGAAACATTTTTAACAAAACATAAGCCACGCAATGCGTGGCTTTTTTGATACTTATTGAATTGCAATAGTTATAAATTGACTGCCTCAATGTGAATAGTGCGGATAAATCTACCGATAAAATTAGCACTTTGGCAAATATCTTCTGATATATCTTGCGGATCGTAATTTTCTTTATTGTCGGAGTGTAATCTATATCCACCACCAACTAGCTTTTGAATACGTTTAATGAATAATGCACCGTCAATGGCAAAAGCATAGATACCATCGCCACTATAAGCATTAACTTTTGTGTCTAAAAACACAATGTCGCCTTTTCTAATAGTAGGCTCCATTGAATCTGTTGGCACGTTTACAAGACAAATTCCATCTGCCGACTTCTTACCCACTAATTGAGAAATCCCCTCATCTGTCAAAAATAGACTAGAGATTATTTCAGGGTAATCAGAGTTTTCAAATCCGTTCAATCCTGCTGCCGCTCTTACATCATAGTAATCAATGCGGTGCTTGTGTAACAAATCAGGCTCACTGCTTATAAGCTGTTTATCAAGACCGCTACTTTCTACAACATCATAATCACGGTCGCCAGTGCCAGTGCTTAACCAAGCAACGCTAACACCAAGAGCAGAGGCAAGTTTCGCTATATGTATTGTATTTCCACCATTCTCAATCTTAGTGATTGAGTTCTGACTAATTCCAACTAGATCCCCAAGTTCCTTTTGAGTAATACCAAGCTCCATTCGTCTAGCTTTTACACGTTCGCCTAGAGTTTTCATTTTTGTACTCCTGTTGTTTGTTGAGGATTGTGCGAAGTCTAAAACTAAAGTTTTAAAAAAGCAAACAACTTTTTGTGTTTTAGCTATTTACAAATAAAAACTAAAGCTATAAAATATAGCCATAAGTTAAATTAAACAAAACAGAGGGCTATTGATGAACAAGGCAATTTTGAAAGCTATCAAGATTTTCAAATCTCAACAAGCATTAGCCGCAGCCTGTGGAGTTAGTCAGAACGCTGTTAGTAAATGGCTTAATGGCGGCTCAATCTCTTTGGAAAATGCTTTGAAAATCGAAAAAGCAACCAATGGAAAGGTAAAAGCGGAAATGTTTTCAAAAGAGTTTTCTAGTTTGTTAGCTAGAAATTAGGCGACAAAAAAAGCCCCTGCGGGAACAGAGGCTTTGATTAAGTCGTATGTAAACCTTTATCAGTCGGAGGACATCAAAAGATGACTAAATTATCACCTAAATTTAATGAAAATGCAAATGAAAGTTCTAGCAAAACTCAAAAAGCATTAATTCTTAAAGCCTTACAGCAAGGCGACCGCTTAACTCACCTAGATGCGGAAAAACGTTTTAACTGCTTACGTCTTGGAGCAAGAATTTATGACCTAAAACAACAGGGTCACAAAATCGAAAGACGAATGATTGTAGTACCTAGCGGCAAATGCGTTGTTGAATACAGATTGGTGGCTTGATATGGAAAGATTATTCTCACCAGAATTTGTAGCTAGATTAGACGATAGAGAACGAATTCTAGCATACGAAGCAGTAAAAAGAGAGCTAAGAGAGCGAAACGCAAGTCAAGAAGAATACGACAGAGTAACAGATCAAGCGATTGAGGAGTTGGAAATATGAAACCGTCAGAAATGCTAAAAAATACAGGTAGAGTGATTGTATACCGCCCAAATTTAGCACGTTTATTTGGTGGTGTTATTGCTGAAGTATTCTTTGAGCAAATTTTCTACTGGCAAGATAAAACAGATTCAGATCTTGGTGTTTACAAAACTCAAGAAGAATTAGAAGTTGAGACTGGTTTATCAAGAAAAGAACAAGAAACAGCTCGCAAATTGCTCCGTGAAAAAGGTGTTTTAATCGAGACTTACAAACGTTTAGAACATCGTCTTTATTACAAGATTGACTGTGACAAATTAGACGAACTATTAGCAGCATTGGCGAATGTACAAAACGAACATTCCCCAATGTCCGAAAGTGACATTCGGGAGTGCGACAAAGTGACATTCGTTAATACACTAGATTACTACACTAGATTACATACAAATAACCCCTTACCCCTTAACGGGGAATCTGCTAACGCAGAACACACGGAAGTCGGGGGTGCGGACAAGCCGCACACTGACAAAAAACAAAATTCAATCAAGGTTAATTATTCAGCAGTAGCAGAAACATACAACACCTTGGTGAAAGAATTAAATTCAAATCTACCACTAATCGCTAATCCATCACAGTTAAGTGATAAACGCAAGAAAGCGATTAAGAAACTTGCTCAAGTGTTTATTAAACGATTTGAAATTGAGTCCGATGTAGAGTCCGCCCTTGGTGAATATTTCAAAGACTTCTTAAAGTCCGCCACGAATTTCTACTTTGGCGAAAACAATCGAGGCTGGAAAGCAGATTTTGAATACATCTTGAGAGAGACAACACTGGATAAAGTTTTAGAGGGGAATTTGTAATGGTAACGCAAGATAATAACTACAACCTAGAATACGGACTAATCAGCTCAATGCTAGCGACTGGATTAACTGCTCAAGCCCGTGAAGTGATTAGTTGGTTAGAACCCGAAATGTTCGCCACATACAATCTAGGTGCTTTATACGCAAACATTCGCAAACAAGCTCGTAAACACGATTTAATCGACTTTTTGCTGCTATCTCAAGACTATGGCGAAAACCTAGCAACGTTAGCGGAAATGGCAAATAAAGCGACTTACGGTGGAAATCTATTAGGTTATGCGAAAAAGATTCACTCATCTTGGGTAAACCGTTCAGCTCAACAAACAATGCTTAAACTTGCTGGCGAAATGTCACAAGCTCGTAACGAAAGCCAAGTTAATGAATTAACTCAAAAAGCGTTAAATCAAATTCAAAAGCTCCTTGTCAGCAAAACAGAAATCAAACCTGTGGCAATGGGTGAATTAATGGATTCTTACATTGATGTACTAGAAAAACGCTCAAAAAGCGATTTTAAAGAGCGTTTACTTTACACAGGCATTGAGGCAGTGGATAACATTCTAGGCGGAATCAATTCTACTGACATCGTGGTGGTTGCTGGTCGTCCTGGTACAGGTAAAACAGAATTCAGTCTAACACTCACACGAAATATCACTAAAAACAACGGTTCAGTATTATTTTTCAGCCTTGAAATGGGAAATTTACAACTAATCGACCGCTTGTTAAGTGCGACTGGTGGCGTTGGTGTTAAAAAACTCCGTAACCCTCAAGATTTAGACGATTTAGATTACAACCGTTTAACCAACGCAATCAGCGATATTCGTGAGCAAAAAATCTATTTCGTTGACCGTGGCGGTTTATCAGCAGATGAAATCTGTGCGATTACAGAAAGACACTTGAGCGAAGTAGGCAGTCTATCCGCAATCGTGATTGATTATTTAGGCTTAATGGATCACAAACAAGCAAATAACATCAACCTAACCCAAGCTATCGCAAACTCAATGAGCAAGCTCAAAACGTTTAGCAAGAATTTCAACATTCCGATTATTTTACTTTGTCAATTAAACCGTGAAGTGGATAGTCGAGCAGTTAAACGTCCAGCCAACTCCGATTTAAGAGATTCAGGCTCAATCGAACAAGATGCTAGTCAAATCATTATGCTTTATCGTGAGGGTGCTTATAAAGCCAATACGGATAATCCGTATTCAGAAGCCATTATCACTAAAAACCGTTTTGGTGAATTAGGCACTGCGTATATGAGATTCGATAAAGGTCATTTTGTTGATTGTGACCAAGCAAAAGCCTATCAAGAATTAAACGAAAAACCACAGCAAGCACCGAAAAGCTATGCGAAAAGTTATGGGAAAGGAGCTAACTAATGACAGAGCAAAAATTTGATAAAGATACATGGCAAACACCGAAGTATTTTTTTAATTGGCTAAACAAGCGCTTTGATTTTGATATTGATGGCTGTGCGAATGAGCATAATGCTCTTTGTCTAAATTGGATTGGCGAGGGTAGTTCACTCGGTAAAGACTTTTTAGATACAAAAACACCTTACCCTTATCGCAATCTGAGTTTTTATGTCAATCCCCCTTACTCTGATGTAACTCCATTTTTGAAGGCAGCAAAGGAGTTAAGAGATAAAGGGCATTTAGTTGTGATGTTACTCAATAACGATAAATCAACACAGTGGTATCAAAACCACATTCACAACGTGGCAAATGAAGTGATTGATATTACAGGTGGACGAATTGCATTTATTCATCCAGTAACAGGTAAGGAAATAAAAGGCAACTCAAAAGGACAGATGGTCGTAGTCTTTGATCCAACAATGGAAGACTTTGTCACACGTTCAATTAGCCTTGATTTTATTAAAAAGGTTGGTGGGTATAGCAAATGAGTTTTGAGGAACATAACAATCGCAAGAAAGCGAATAAGTTTGCTGAGTACATCACGGGGGAATCTTTGCGCCGATATTTGGCTGGTAAAGTCGAGAAGTACTTAGGTAAAAATCCAAGTGTTTTTGATGGTGCAGCAGGCAGTGGACAGCTTGAGCAGTATATTAAACCTAGTGAGTTCATTGCGGTGGAAATTCAGTCGGAATCATGTGCGGCATTGGAAAATAATTATCCAGATGCTGAAATTCATAATATGAGTTTTTTCTTGTATCAAAGCGAGCAAAAAAGTGATTGTGTTGTAATGAATCCGCCTTTTTCACTTAAATTTAAAGAGTTAAGCGCGGAAGAGCAGGAATCTATCACGGCAGAATATCCGTGGAAAAAATCTGGTGTAGTTGATGACGTGTTTATGTTAAAGGGGCTAGCTAATGCTAAGCGATTTGGTTTTTTCATTATGTTCCCGGGTATTGGATACCGTAACACGGAAAAGAAACTCCGTGAAGTTATTGGGAATCAATTAGTCGAGTTGAATTTGATTCAAAACGCCTTTGAAGATACGCCAATTTCAGTGCTTTTCTTGGTGGTTGATAAAACCAAGTCGAATAACAAAACATACCGTGAATTGTATGACTGTGCCACGAATAAAATAATTAACGCTGATGAATGGTTAATTGATTCTGATAAATGGGACACGGCTTCACCGCCAGAGCCGCCAAAAGAAAAAGTAGATCCAATGAAATTAGAGTTGATGTCGCAAGCTCAATTAAAAGAGCAAGTGAGAACTCAAATTCAATTTAGCCGTTTGGTATTTGATTTGGAGCGTTGGCCTAGAAAAGATTTTGAAAAATTTTGCGATGAACTTTGTGAAGTTATTCAATTTGAGAAGAAAGATCCAGGATTGCCTCCATTAGGAATGATGCTATGAGCCAATATAGACAATTTTTTCTACGCTCAAACCAAGTGCGGTTGAATTGCATTGATTTTATCAAAGAACTACCAACGGACGATAAAAAACCGTTGGTGGTAAAAATCCAACCGATGACACGTTCGCTTGAGCAAAATTCAAAGTTACACGCACTACTTAGCGATATTAGCAAGAACGCAACATGGAATGGCGAAAAACTAGATGTTTATGCTTGGAAAAATTTATTAGTTAGCGCGCATTCTATAGCCACTGGCGGTCCATCAAAGATTGTGAGAGGTGTTGAGGGTGAGTTAGTAAATATTAGAGAGCGCACGTCAAAAATGAGCAGTAAAAGATTATCTAGTTTAATTGATTATATATTGGCATTTTGCGCAGGAAATGGCATTGAAATTAAGGATTTAACATGAATATAAAAGCGGACGAGTTAAGAAAAATAATTAAGTATGACCTTGATACTGGGGATATGTATTGGCTGCCAAGAGATAGATCGTATTTTAATAGTGATAAACAGATGAAATCTTGGAATGTTAGATTTGCAGGGAAGAAGATAAGCTCCGTCAATAATACCGGTTATGTGCGATTGATAATAAATAATAAAAGAGTGTTAGCTCATCGTATGGCATGGCTCTATGTTTATGGGGAGGAGCCTGATGGAATAATCGATCACATAAATGGAGTTAAAACTGATAACCGCATTAGCAATCTCAGAATAGTGGATAGCGTTAAGAACGGTCAGAATCGAGGATTATTAGGCAACGGTAAATACAGTAAATATATGGGAGTAAGCAAAAATAAAAGAACTGGTAATTTTATTGCATCTATACGCATAAAGTCTAAGACCATACATATAGGGACATTTAAAACAGAAAATGAAGCAAAAATTGCTTACATGTCCGAGAAAAAACTAATGCACCATGGGTATAGAGATTATAACAACTTTACCAACGAAGAAAAAAATTATTTAGAAAATAAAGCCAACAGAAGCAAGTATCTGACCAAGGATAACAATTGTCTAGGCGTGACTAAAATAATAAAAACAGGAAAGTGGAGGGTTGTCGTAAATAAAGGCAATAAACGCTACCACATCGGAGTTTATGCCGATTTTCTTGATGCTGTTGCTGCTAGATTTTCAGCTGGAAAATTGCTTGAAATTCAATGATGACTGGAGGCACTAGATGAGAGAAGAAATAGCGTTGGCGATTGTGTTGTTTGCGGTTGCTGTTGTGATTATTTGGTTGGTGGATAGTGCAAATGATGAATGATAAAGAATTATGGTTATTGATTTTATCTTATATCTGCATGATAGCAGGTGTTATTTTAATCACTGGTAAATGGTGGTAGATATGAATAAACCTAAGGAAACCAAATGCAAAGTATGCGGTTGTTACTTTGTGAAAAGTATAAGCTCAATGCAGAAAGTCTGTTCGCCAAAATGTGCGATAGTTTTATCAAAAGAGCAGGCAAGAAAGAAACGGGAAAAACAGGATAAACAAGAGCGGTTAGAAACCAAGAAAAGAATGGCCGCACTTAAACAAAAAATCAAAAGCCGCTCCGAGTGGTTAGATGATTTACAAAGCTGGGTAAATAAATTCATACGCTTAAGAGATAAAGACGAGCCTTGTATATCTTGTGGTCGTTATCATCAAGGACAATATCACGCAGGACACTATCGAAGTCGTGGAGCTTGTCCAGAGTTAAGATTTAACGAGGACAACATCCATAAACAATGCGCCCCTTGTAATAACCAAAAGAGCGGAAACGCCATAGAGTACAGAATAAATCTAGTTAAGAAAATTGGTATTGAGCGAGTAGAATTTCTTGAACGACAAGACCATCCACCATTAAAACTAACAATCGAAGAAATCAAAGAGCAAATTAAAATCTACAAGGCTAAAGTTAAGGAACTAGAGAATGAATAAATTCAGCGAAATACCAGAATTAGACTACGACCAAGTACAATTCGTTGACAATAGAATGTATTCTTGGGGTGGCTGGATTAATAGCGGAAGATTGGATAAACCAGAGCTAAACATTCTCTACAAACTTATGAAAAGCGTAGAGCCTAGAGATGAGCCAAGTAATGCTATTTGCGATGATGAGTTAGGAATGATGATTAGTGAACAGATTGAAATGTTCTTCAAGAAATACGATGAACGGATGCACTTCATTCTTTTCTCGTACTACGTCCATAGATTAACAGTAAATAGAATAGCTACAAAACTAAGAGAGCGTGAAGAACCTCAATATATGCAGCCTTGTAATGGCAAGCGTGATATTAGAATTCCTTGCTTAAAGACCTGTAAGCGTAGAGTAGAGAAAGATTTGGCACTGATGAAAGCGATTATCTACGAGAAACTAATCAAGATTGAAGTTAAATTAGCAATAGAAAGCGAGAAAAGAAAAAATATTAAAAAAATTCGATTTATATATTGACATACTTGTCATCTTGTCCTATCATAATCATATACGGTGGTCGTATTGTAAGTAGTAAACACCGAAATAAATTCAATATAGCCCTGATCGGAAACGGTCGGGGTTTTTTATTGGGCGATTAACTCAGTTGGTAGAGTGGCAGCCTGTTAAGTTGTGTGTCACTGGTTCGAATCCAGTATCGTCCGCCAATCCTCAAGCTCACGTTTATTGCGTGAGCTTTTTTATTGCCCCGCAAACAAATGGCGAGGTGGAGTATGAGAAAAATGCTAAAAGACGCAGGAAATCAAAGCGTATTCTGGTCTGGCTTTGGTGCATTTTGGGCTATGTATACGCTGCAAGAGTGGCTCGCTATCTTCGGGCTTTTGATTGGTTTAATCAGTGGTTTAGTCAACATGTACGCAAAGTTTGAAGAAAGCAAGGTTAGACAAAACGAAGAGCGCAGAGCGGATGAGCTTCACAAGTTAAAGATGGAACAATTAAAGCGAGGATTAAGAGATGGTACTGTCGAAGACTAGAGGTGCATTAGGCGCTTGCTCGGTTCTTGCTGTTGTTGGGATTATGTATGCCAACTTTAGTAATGAGATTAGGTTAAGTAGAGCTGGAGCGGAAATAATCGGTAACGCTGAGGGCTGTATGGCAACTCCATATAAATGTCCGGCTGATGTATTAACTGTTGGCATTGGCTCAACAGAATACTCAGGGCAAAAGATAGAGCCTAAGAAAAAATACACAAACGAAGAAATCGCCTACCGATGGAAGAATGACATTAAGCTCGCTGAATCTTGTGTAGATAAATATGCCAACGGAAGAATGCTGCCACAATCTGTTTTTGACGCTATGGTATCTGTCACGTTTAATAACGGATGCGGCAATCTCAAAAACTCGACAATGTTCCGCTTGATGCGAAGTGGTAAGTATGCGGACGGATGTAATCAGCTTTCCCGTTGGGTTTATGCTGATGGGCGGAAGTTACAAGGCTTAATTAAACGCAGAGAAAAGGAAAGAGCGTTATGTTTAGCAGGTTTAAAATCTACTCAATCGTAATCATCGCATTAACCATTTTGGGCTTGTGCGGTTGGATTTGGCACCAATCAAAGAACATAGATGAACTAAGAGCAGAAAACCAAGTGCAAGCCCAAACCATTAAAAGCCAAGAGCAAGTCAATCAATCTTTGAAAGATACGATTGAGATAGAACGCCAAGCGGTAGAACAACAGAGAGTAATCCACGATGAAATCAAACAAGAAGCACAAAATAAAATCCAAGTGGTTCGGAAAATCATTAAAAACCAACCTTGTTATAACACTCGCATCTATGACGATGCTATTGAGCGGTTGCACTAATAAGGTAACAACTCAGACGGAGTATATTTATCCGCCTCAAGCTTTCTTGACGCCTTGTGTTAAAACACCATTTACTGGCAATACATACGGTGAGGCAGTAGAGCATTTAATCATAGTGCAAGGTGAGCGAGATATGTGCGCCAGTCAAATCACGAACATTAATAAGTGGATTGAAAGCACAAAGAGTAGTAAGTAATCTTAAGAAAAAACTGAAGATCGCCAAATAAAGTGCGGTCTTTTTTTATTTTAAAGGCTTGATTTTAAAGATTAAAAGGTACTCCTGAGGGGATACCCCTTTCCACGGGGTTTCGGGCGCGCGGTTTTCGACAGTTTTTTGACACCTAAGGCATCATCATCTTTCTTCTTATTTTCGAGGGGTTGGCAATCAAAATTTTTTTTGAGGTTTGGTAATTATGGAAAATTTATTTGATATTAAATTAAACATAAACCAAATAGCCGAACTTGTCGGAATGCACCGCCAGACAGTATCTCAAAGGCTTGCCGGGTTAACTCCAGCGATTGGTAGCAACACAAAATTAAAACTTTATTCGCTATCTGATTTAATCAGAATTGGTCTTGTTGAAAAAATGACGGCAGATGTCGATAGTTTATCACCTAGTGATAGACGGGCATTTTGGCAAGCTGAAAATGAAAGACTTAAATATGAGCGTGAAACTGGTGAGCTAATTCCAGCTTATGAAGTGGCTCAGGAAATGAGCGCTCAAGCTAAAGCGGTCGTTCAATCACTTGAAACTTTACCAGATATTCTAGAAAGGGATTGCGGATTATCACCATCGGCATTAATTAGAGTACAGCAAGTTATTGATGACTTAAGAGATCAAATGGCTATTCAAATTCAGCAGTCAGAAGAAAAGCAAAATCATCATAGCGACAGAGAGGAAGAGTAAATGTTTGCATCAGCTAAAGATATTCGCCGCGATGTTGCTAATCTTGTCAAAGCTCCGCGCAGAATGAAAGTATCTGAGGCTGTTTCTGAATATATGCGAGTTCCTGTTGGTGGTGGTAATTCTGTTAGATGGGATAAAAATACCGCACCTTACATCATTGAACCAATGGATTGCTTGAATTCGCGTGAATATGATGCAGTGATTTTTGTTGGTCCAGCTCGAACAGGCAAAACGATAGGATTAATTGACGGTTGGATTACGTATTCAATTATTTGCGATCCGTCAGATTTTCTTCTTGTTCAACTTACTCAAGAAAAAGCAAGCGAACATAGTAGAAAAAGATTAGACCGCACTTTTAGATGCTCGCCAGAAATTCAAAAACGGCTAAGTCCTCGCAGTAATGACAATAACGTACATGATAAATATTTCAGAGCAGGCAACTTATTAAAAATAGGTTGGCCGTCAATTAACGTGTTGTCATCGTCTGATTATAAATACGTTGCATTAACAGACTACGATAGATGGCCAGAAGATGTAGATGGTGAGGGTGATGGATTTAGTCTTGCCTCAAAACGGACTACGACATTTATGAGTGCTGGTATGACACTTGTAGAGAGTTCACCTGGTAAAGATATTGTAGATGTAAAACATCATCCAAGAACAACGCACGAGGCACCGCCAACAACAGGCATCCTATCCCTATACAATCGAGGCGATAGACGTAGATTCTATTGGAAATGTCCACATTGTGGTGAATATTTTGAACCGTCAATGGCTAATATGGTTGGTTATCGTAATGATACGGATTTTGTAAAAGCCAGTGAAAATGCAAGATTACAATGTTCACACTGCCAAAGCCTGATAGAGCCACAAAGAAAGCGAGAATTAAATATAACCGGCAAATGGTTAAAAGAGGGGCAAACCATTGATAAAAATGATGTGATTAGTGGTGATGGTCGTTCTTCTCGTATAGCCTCCTTTTGGCTTGAGGGGCCAGCAGCAGCATATCAAACATGGGCCCAACTAACGTACAAGCTATTAACTGCTGAACAAGAATTTGAAATGACCGGCAGTGAAGAAACGCTAAAGGCAGTAACAAATACAGACTGGGGATTGCCTTATTTACCACGCTCTGCACTTGAACAACGCCGAAGTGATGAGTTAATGGAACGGCGAGAAGAAACCGAAAAAAGAACGGTACCTTATGGGTGCCGTTTTTTATTGGCTGCGGTTGACGTACAGGGTGGGCGGAACCGTCGCTTTGTAGTCCAAATTGTGGGCTATGGCGAAAATAGCGAGCGGTGGCTCATTGATAGATACAATATTAAATCATCAATGCGGAGCAATTCCGACGGAGAAAGCCTCCCGATTGATCCGTCCGCCTACCCTGAGGACTGGGATTTGCTTATTAGCGATGTACTTAATAAGCAATATCGCATTGAGGGTTTAGATGGTGGATTTATGCCAGTCCTTGCTATGGCTGTGGATAGTGGTGGTGAGGACGGTGTAACGGATAACGCCTATAAGTTTTGGCGTAGATGCAAACGCGATGGATTATCTAAGCGCGTCTATCTCGTTAAAGGTGATAGCACCAAGCGTCAAAAACTCATTACTCGCACTTACCCTGATAACACCTCTCGATCAGACCGGCATGCTCAAGCGCGCGGCGATGTGCCGTTGTATTTACTCCAAACAGATCAGCTCAAAGATCGTATTAGCAACGCATTAAGTCGTGAGACTGTCGGAGCCAACTATATCCATTTCCCAGCGTGGCTTGGGGAGTGGTTTTTTGATGAGCTGACTTATGAGGAGCGCGGACAAGACGGTAAATGGCGTAAACCAGGCAAAGGCAATAATGAGGCGTTTGACTTATTTTGCTATACCCATGCAATCGCTATTTTGCGCGGTTATGAGCGTATTAAGTGGGGTGATGAGGATAATGTTCCATACTGGGCAAAACTCCCACACTTAAACCCAGATGTAATCCGAAAAGAAACAGCCGCACAGGAAGAAGAAACAGAAAGTGCGGTAGAAGTTGAACAAGTTAAACCGCAAACGAAAGCCAAAACCAAAAGTAATTGGCTAAACGGTGGTAGCAAGAAAAAAGGTGGGTGGTTGTGATTTACGACAAAGACGAACTCGAAGAGAAAATCCGAGCACTTGATGAAAAAATCGAAAACGCCCAGAGCCAAGTTAGCTTTAATGGGCGTTCGGTATCTTACCAAGTGTCCGAATGGACAAAACAACGTGACCGCTATCAACAAATGCTTAATGAGTTATTAGTGGAAACAAGAGAGCGCATTAAGCGCCACAGAATCAAATACGCGAGATTTTAAACAATGGGAATACTAGATAAAGCGATTGCCGCAATCTCGCCTAAATGGGGCGCACAGCGAGCAAAAAGCCGATATGTGATGAACGCATACGAGGCGGCAATGCCAAGCCGTACACATAAAGCAAAACGCGAAAGCCAAGGTGCGAACATATCGACAAAACAAAGTGCGGTAAGCTTACGAGAGCAGGCTCGAGCTTTAGATCAAAATCACGATATTGTGATTGGAATCCTTGACAAGATGGAAGAGCGTGTCATTGGCTCACGAGGAATCCATATTGAACCGCAGCCGCTTAATTTAAGCGGTGATGTTGATGAAGATTTGGCTGAGCAAATCCGTAAGAAGTGGGCGGAGTGGTCTGTGCGGCCAGAGGTCACCGGACAATTTACCCGACCAGAATTGGAGCGGATGCTTTTAAGAACTTGGTTGCGAGACGGTGAAGTATTTATCCAGCTCGTGCGCGGAACCGTCGCAGGATTTAATCATAGTACCAATATTGCATTTAGCCTTGAGGCGTTAGAGCCTGATTTTGTGCCTATGTGGCAATCAGATACCGCAAATGTAATCCAAGGTATAGAGATTAACGCCTGGCGACGTCCTGTATCTTACCGTGTTTACATGGATAACCCACAAGAAAACAACCGCACTTACGGGCGAGTTAAATCAGTGCTGGCAGAAAACATGCTGCACCTTGCATTTAAAAAGCGCTTACACCAATTGCGCGGGGTGTCAATGTTGCACGGTGTAATTGTCCGCCTTGCAGACCTTAAAGATTATGAGGAAAGCGAGCGCGTGGCCGCACGAATTGCCGCCGCCTTTACGATGTACATCAAAAAAGGTGATGCAGCACTCTATGGAGACAACGAGGATTACAGTGCAGACAGTCCGGAACGAGATTTTGAGATTGCTCCAGGTGCAATCATTGATGATTTAAAACCCGGTGAAGATATTGGGTTAATCAACTCGAACCGCCCCAACGTTAATCTTGAAACATTTAGAAACGGACAATTAAGAGCAACGGCGGCTGGTACTCGCTCAAGTTACTCAAGCATTGCCCGAGACTATAACGGTACTTACTCAAGCCAGCGCCAAGAGTTGGTAGAGAGCTTTGAAGGCTACTCAGTTTTACAGGATACCTTTGTTGCGCACATATCACGCCCGATTTACCGTGAATGGCTAAAAATGGCGATTGTCAGCGGTGAAATTGAGGTGCCAGTCGGTATTGATCCTGTATCACTTTATAACGCTGTTTACAGTGGGCCAGTGATGCCATGGATTGATCCAACCAAAGAGGCGCAAGCGTGGAAAGAGCGCATTAAAGGTGGATTGGCAACCGAAAGCCAAGCAGTACGAGCAAGCGGTAGCAACCCGGCAGAAGTTAAACGTAGACGTAGAGTTGAGGTCGAGGAAAACCGCAAATTTGGTCTCAAGTTTGACACAGATTTAACTAACACAGGTACGACAAATGACAAAACAAAAAATGATTCTGTCGCCGGTGGCGATGGCAACGAGCGCGACAAAGACGAGTAATCAGTCTTGGTACTCAATCAAAGCCAAAGCCAACGACACGGCAGAGATCTCAATTTACGATGAGATCGGATTTTGGGGTGTATCTGCGGCGAGTTTTGCGCAGGATTTAAAAAACTGCGGAAACAACATTAAGCAGATTAACCTACACATCCACTCCCCAGGCGGCGATGTATTTGATGGGATCGCTATTTACAACTTGCTAAAAAATCACCCGGCAAATGTGACAGTTTACATTGACGGTTTAGCAGCAAGTATGGCGAGCGTTATTGCAATGGCTGGCAATGAGGTAATCATGCCTGAAAATGCAATGATGATGATCCATAAACCTTGGGGAATCCAAGGTGGCGACGCAGAGGATATGCGCAAGTATGCCGATCTATTAGATAAGATCGAAAATACATTAATCCCAGCTTATGCAAATAAGACAGGGAAAACACCTGAAGAATTAGCAGAAATGCTATCAGCAGAAACTTGGCTCAACGGAAAAGAATGTGTTGAACAAGGATTTGCCGACAAACTAGCCGAACCACTTGTGGCGATGGCGTCTATTAAATCACGAAAATTAGAGGACTTTGAAAATATGCCAAAAGCAATGAAAGACATGTTGTTTAAGCCACAAGGCAACGCTGGTGCAACCGCGCCACAAACAACACAACCCGAATCTACTGTGCCAGTGAATCAAGCTCCGACAGCTCCTGTAGATAACACCGCACAAGTGCAGGCGGAATTAAATAAACGTAATGCCGACATTAAAGCTGTATTTGCGCCATTTGGCTCAACCCACAGTGATTTATTGGTGGAGTGTTTGGGTGACTTATCAATTACCGCCGAGCAAGCCAAAGACAAATTATTAGCAAAACTTGGCACAGGCACAACGCCAAGTGCAGCGCCTACCGCGTATGCTGGAAATGGTAATATCGTTGGTGATAGTGTTAAACAATCATTATTAGCGCGTGCTGGTATTGATAAAGACCAATCAAACTCAAAAGCTAACGCATATAGTGGCATGAGTTTACGCGAGTTAGCTCGAGCATCACTTGCTGATCGTGGTATTAGCCTTGCTGGACAAAACGCAATGGGCATCGTTGGTTTAGCATTTACACACTCAAGCTCTGACTTCGGTCAAATCTTAATCGATGTTGCGCACAAATCATTATTAAAAGGCTGGGAAAGTGCGGTAGAAGATTACGAGAAATTTACTACTCGTGGCACTTTAACCGACTTCCGCACCACTAAACGTGTTGGTCTTGGTGGATTTAGTTATTTGCCTGAAGTTGGTGAGGGTGAAGAATATAGCTATGGCAAAATTGGGGATGAGGGAGCGAATGTAGCGCTTGCAACATACGGTCAATTATTCTCAATCACTCGTCAAGCCATCCTGAACGATGATATGCACCTATTGACAAAAATCCCTGAAAAAATGGGACAAGCAGCAAAAGCAACCATTGCTAAATTAGTATTCGCACTATTAACCGGTAACGCTATTGCTCAAGATGGCAAAAAATTATTTGATGCCTCACACAAAAACGCATTTGATAATGCCGCACTAGATATCGCGAACATTGATAAAGCTATTCAAATGATGAATGGTTTCGTTGATACAAGCGGTCAGCCTTTGGCTATCGAGCCAGAATTCTTATTAGCGCCGACATCTTTATATACTCGCGCTAAACAATTATTAGGCTCTACAAGCGTAGAGGGTGCAGATATGAATTCAGGTATCATCAATCCATTACAAGGCGTTGTTGATCCGGTTAAATCTGCTCGTTTACAAATTGCAAATCCGAAAGAATGGTACTTAATCAACAAAGAGGCGATTGAAGTATCATACCTTGATGGCATTGATACTCCATACATCGAACAACAACAAGGCTTTACTGTTGACGGTGTAGCGACAAAAGTTCGCATTGATGCAGGCGTGAACGTGATCGACTATCGCGGTATCGTTAAAGTTACAAACAAGTAGCTTAGAATCCATTAAATAGTAACCGCACTTTTGAACAATGTGCGGTTTTTTTATTAAATAAATCATAGGATTAATTGAATATGGCTAAAAATTATGTACAAGATGGCAATACAGTACGCTTTACCGCAACCGCTGCGATGAAGAGTGGTGATGTGGCAATGATCGAAAATCTTGCGGTTGTTGCAGAAAGCGATGTTGATCAATCTGGTGTTGGCGTTGGTTTAACTACCGGTGTATTTACTGTAAAAGCAAAAGCATCTGACGACATCAAGCAAGGCGCGATTGTTTACTGGTCAACTGATGGCGCAACAATTACCGCTGGTAGTAACAAACGCTTAGGCGTTGCGTGGCGCGCAAGCGGTGCATCTGTGGACACCGTAGATGTCAAGATCAACGCTTAGTCCATTTGATGTAGCAATCTCACAGGCGGACAAAGTCATATCAGATGTGATGATGTCCGTCTATGTCATCAATGGCAAAAAATACAAAGCTGTTTTAGATGAAGTTCCAAAAGAGTTTGAACCGATTAATGGTATTTATCGCACGCTTACGCTATTCAAATCTTCAGGGTACAAACCTAAGAAGAATGATCGCGTAACGATAAATAACATTGAGTATATTGTTAGTGGTTTTAGCTTTAATTCAGGAACAATCATTCTACAGCTGGAAGAGGATGCAAGTTACTGATGGTAATTAATGACGACATCGAGAAAGCCAAGAAAGCATTAACAGACATTGATAAAAAAGCAGTTCCACAAGCAATGGCGCGGACAATTAACAATGTTGCAGCCAAAGTTATGGTGAGAGCTGTAATAGATACATCCAAGAAAGTGGATGTTCCTAAGCGCTTTATTAAAGGGCGAGCGAAACTAGAACGCGCCAAACCAAGAAGATTAAGCGCTTTTATCAAGGTTAATCGAGGAAATTTACCGGTAATCCGATTAATCAAAGGTGACGGTAGATTTGTTCGAAGAGGCGAAAATAAAGGTCAGCTAAAAGTCGGGAATCGTTTTTTCCAAAGAGCATTTATTCAAAAGCTCCAAAACGAAAGAACGCAAGTAATGCAACGACAAGGGAAAGACCGTTATCCAATCGATGTAGTTAAAATTCCACTCAAGATTCCGCTAACTGAGGCTTTTCACGCTGAAGTTAAACGCGCATACGAAAAAGAGATGCCAATGGAATTAAGAAATCAGTTAATTAGACAAATTCAGATAGTGGTTAAGAAATGAAAATTCACTCAGAAATTAGACGAGCGGTTATTGATAGGCTAACAGCTCACATGCCAAAGGTTAAAGAGTTCAGTAATGGAAAGCCGTCATTCTCAGATATTGAGAATCAAAGCCCTACTGTTGCAGTGTTTATCAGTAATGTAACGCCTACAGGCTATCTTGATGGGACGTTACAGGCTACATTACACGTTGCAGCATTTATGAAGTCGGCATCTAGAGAAGATGATTTAGATAAACTGGCCCAAGAAATCTATGAGAGTGGAATAGTTGAAGATTCTCTATCCAGTCTAACTGAAACAACTTCATTCTCTTCGTTTGATTACGATCAAGATGAGCAAATGGCAACGTGGATCGCTGCCGACATCCAATACAACATCACTTACGAGGTCAATAATGGCTAAAAAAGACACTACACCAATGAAAGGCGCTGGAACTCAGTTTTTCCGTTTGAAAGACGAGAAAGAAACCACAGCTATTCAAGGTGGAACAATTTCAGCGGCAGAAATCAAAAAAGCCGAAAATTGGGATCGTATTGCAAAAATTAAAGAGCTATCACCTGGTGAAGTTACCGCAGAAAGCTATGAAGATAACTACTTAGACGATCCGAATGCAGAGTGGAAATCAACAAGCCAAGGTGCAAAATCAGCAGGTGAAACCTCTATTACTCTTGCGTGGTTGCCTGGCGATACAGCTCAACAAGCTATCGTTAAAGATTTTGATAGCGGTAATAAAAAATTCTACTTGGTGGTATATCCAAATGGTACTCGAGATGTATATTTCGCTTGGGTATCTTCTTTGGGTAAAGCTGTTCCGCAAAATGAAACAATGACACGCACAATCAAGCTAACCAATGTTGGCAAACCATTATTAGCTGAAACAAATCAAGCAGGTGATTAATCATGTTAAAACAAATCAAGTTTGAAGTTAATGGGCAAGTTCTTCAGTTATCCGCACTGTCTGCTTTAGATTATATTGATTATATCGATTATATGAGTTCGCTCGAAAAACCTGATCCAGTTAAAAAGGAAGATACAGAGAAAGAGATCAATGCAAAGCTTAATAAAATGACAAGACATAATTTGTTAGCTAATGCACGATTAATTGCTTTCTCGCTATCGCATACTAAGACAGATAAGACTATTGACGAGCTACAAAATGAAGTCTTAACAACACTCACAAATAACGACTTCCATCTCGTCCTTAATGCTGTTCAAGATTTATGCGAATTCCCTAAAGTAGAAAGTCAGGAAGAAGTAGAGCAAGCAGACAGTGCGGACGGTGAGCCAAAAAACGCCTAGAGGCCGAACTTGATTTTGTTTTAAAGCTTGCGCACGAATTCAAACGTGCGGACTATCGAAGAATGCTCCGTGAGATGTCTCTTGCGGAGTATTTTTCTTGGTACAGATATTTCGGGAAACGACCGTTCACGCTTGAAATGCTTGATTATGGTTACGGAATAATGACAAGTTCGGTCTATAACTGCGCTGCCGCTAAACAGGTTGTAACGGCTAGAGATTTTTCCATTTTTAATTCTGACGAACCGGCAAGAGAAATGACGGACGAGGAAATGATGGAGGCATCCGCTGCAAATTCAGGAGTGTTGAGAATTGGATCAGATTAGCAATTTAAAAATCAAACTCGAGGCAGAGACAGCCAAATTTACCGAAGAAATTAATAAGGCGCGTAAATCTCTAGATGGGTTTGGGAAAACCACTGGTGGCATTAATCTCACCAAAATTGCGATTGGTGGATTAGCAACAGCGGCGCTTGCTGCAACTGGTGCGGTTGTTTCTTTTGTTGGTTCTTTAGGCGATGGCATAAAGATTTTTGAAGAAACAGAACGCTACATGGCAAGAACAGAGGCTCAATTAAGAGCAACTGGGGCGGCCGTTGGCTTTTCATCTTCAGAGCTAGATAATTTTGCTCGCTCTGTTGCAATGAATACGCTTGCTAGTACCGATGGTGTACGACAAGCGATGTCGGTAATGATGACATTTAAAAGCGTTACTGGCGAATCATTTAAAGAGGCAATTAAACTATCTCAAGATTTAGCCGAAACGTTTGGCACTGATATTTCGAGCGAGGCTAGAAATCTTGGGCGAGCTTTAGAAAATCCAGCTGAGGCAATATCTATTCTGAAAAGAAAGGGTATTGAACTTACATCAGAACAGCAGAATTTAATCAACTCTTTTGTTGAAACTGGTGATAAAGCTAAAGCACAGGAAATTATATTTAAAGCGTTACAAGAACGCGTTGGCGGTACTGGTGAGGGTTCTGCAAAAGATACATTATCCGGCTCGCTTGATACATTGGGGCAAGCAACTGACGAATTAAAAGAGCAGTTTGCAGAAACAACAGGCATCACAAAATTCTTTAAAGGTGCGGTAGATAGTCTTTCAGGTGCTTTCATTAAGCTGACTAAGGCAATGAAAGGCGTAGATACTGCGACCCATGTAAAAAATCTTGAAAATGAAATTTCAATTTTAGAGAAATCTAAAAAATCCTTAGAACAACAGTTTGAATCTGGTGCATTTGATGGTAGCGATGAAGTGTTGGCCGCAATGCGTGAGCAAATGGATCAGCAGCAAGCCAACTTAGACAAGGCTCGAGCAAAACTAAAAGAAGAGCAGGATAAACAAAAAGCAGAGGCAGATGCTGCCGAATCAAAACGCAAGAAAGCCGAGCAAGAAGAAAAAGAGAATGCCGGCAAGTCGCAACTTGAAAAGATTGAAGATAAGCTAAAATCTCGACAACAAAAACTAACTGAGCAACACGAAAAAGACAAGAAAGCTATTCAAAATCTTGTATTGAGCGAAGTTGAGATTAAAAAACGCGGCTTTGAAACAATCGATCAGTTAAGAAAGTCAGAGCTTAATAAGCTTGAACAAAACTATAATGAACAAATCGCCACAATAAACAATGGCGAAAATAAAAAAACGTCAGCGAAATCAAGCCGCGGGTCTCGTGGCAAGACAAACGATGTAGCATCTCTAGATATGCAATACGCTAACGAGATGCAGAAATTGGAATTACAGCATCAACAACGTATAGCCAAGATTAACGGAATGGCTATTTCTGAGAAAGATGCTAAAGAGCGTAATTTTAGTAGTGCGTTAGAGTTAAGAAAACATTATCTAGCACTAGAGGCTCAAGCATACGATCAGGCTTTAGAAAAACAGAAAGCGAAAGAGATTAAAGAAGATAATGACAGAGCTAACAAAGTGCGGTCATTCTTTAATGATATTCGAGGTTCTGGAAATGATCCGTATGTTCAAAATGAAATAACAAGAGAAGATCAGCTTGTTAAAGCTCAAGAGCTGTATGAGCAACAGTTGATCAACGTTCAGCAGTTTGAAGAGGCTAAAGCGTTAATAGAAGATCAGTATCGGAAGCGTAAAGAGGATTTAGATAGACAAGCGATGACGGCACAACTAAATATCGCTGCATCACTATTTGATGGATTAGCAGGTTTAGCTGAATCGGCAGGTGGTAAGCAATCCGCTGCGTATAGAACGCTTTTTGCCATATCTAAATCATTCCAAATTGCCGAATCTCTGATCAACTTACACGCGGCAGTAATGAAAGCGATGAATGATGAGACAGCGGTTACGCCAGCGCAGAAATTTGCCAATATGGCAGCGGTTGCAAGCCAAGGTGCTGCAGTGCTTAACCAACTCAAAAGCGTTACCATCTCAGGCGCTCGCGCTAGCGGTGGTTATGTTGGTGGCGGTAGAACATATCTTGTTGGTGAGAAAGGTCCTGAGTTATTCACGCCGGGAGCAAGCGGACAGATTACAAGCAATTCAAACTTAAATAAGGCTTTGGGTGGTTCAAGCAATAAGACTGTTGTCATTAACCAGACAAATAACTTTGGCGATGGCGATAGTGATCCGGTATTAGCTGAGAGAATTGCTAGATTAACTAGAGCGCAAGTTTACGATGTGCTTAGAACTGAATCTAGAAGTGGCGGAATGTTGAGGTAAATAAATGAAAGAATTATTTAATTTCAAAGTTCAATGGGGAATGCAGTTAGACTATAAACCAGAAGTCGATATTATTGAATTTGGTGACGGTTATCAGCAACGCAGACCAAGAGCGATCAACTCTTTACCATTATCAACTACTGCCACAATTCGTTATCACAAGACTAGAGAAAGAGAGATGATTAAATCTCTTGATTCATTCCTTGCGCGGCATGGTGGATATAAATCATTTGAGTGGGTTCCCCCTGGCAAAGTTGAGAGAATATTAATTCTCTGCTCAGAATGGTCTAAAGTTGATAATGGTCCTTATATTGAATATTCTCTACAATTTAAGCAAGTTTTTAATTAATTTTTATGAGCCATCTTTAAATGGTGGCTCATTTAATTTAATATCATAAAACCGTACAACTTAAATTATTTAAATATGAATAAGAGAGTATTTTCGATTTTATTAATCCCATTTTTTTCTATTGCAAACGAAACAAAGTGGGAGCTTTCAAACGGTAGCTCTAAAATGAGCAATGATTCAATTATATCAGCGACAATAGAGAGCAATAATGAAGTAGAGTTCGATTTCCCGTATGAGGGGAAACAGCGAGCAAAATTAAGTTTATGGACTACGACTAATTCCAATACTGATTACTTGACATTTAGCATAGAGCGAGGACAGATAGTTTGCGGAGCTGGTAAAGGTTGCAGTATTGATATAAAAGTAGATGATGAGAATGCCGTTAGCGTGAAAGGAACACAACCATCAGACGGAACAAGCACCTATATGACGGTAGATCTTGACGCAGGGTTGGCCGCGAAATTAAAGCGAGCGAAGAAAATATTGGCTCAACCAACAATATTCAAAAATGGCTATCCGATTTTTGAGTTTGACGCTAAAAACAACCCATATCCGTGTTGTAAACAATATCCAATCTGGTCGGAAATTGACAATATAAAAAATGGAATCTTGCCTGAGTTAATTGAAGTTGACAGCAATACAGAAAAGAAACCAATGAATATCTGCAAATTGTTAATTCCCTCATCCATACAAGATAAAAATTTTGGATTTGGCGAATATGGCGTTTACACCAAAAAAGAAACAAAATCATCTATTGAGTGGATTGAATACGGATTCTTAGATGTTGAAAAAAATGTTTGCAAAAACGGAACGATGGCAACAACTAGATTTAAATACAAAAATATGTCAATAAATTGACGACTTAAATTTCCATGTGAAATAACTAAACGCAAAACCGCATCTTTTTAGGTGCGGTTTTTTATTGGAGTAAAAATGCCACAACTAATTAGCAATAAATTCAAGTTAGACCTTGCCAAGTTAGAGCAAAACGCACTAATTGAGCTATTTGAAGTGGATTTGCGTGGGTTGAAAGATGCGGACGGTATAAACGGTGAATTATATCGTTTTTATGCCGGCACTAACGAAAAATCGCAATCTATCGTATGGCAAGGAAAGACTTATGAGCCATTTGCTGTTAAAGCTGACGGCTTTGAAATGTCAGGCAGTGGACCAAGCAACCGACCAACTCTAACACTAGGAAACGTTGGTGGATTTATTACCGCACTTTGTAATCGTTTCGAACAGTGTTTAGGTGGCGTAGTTAGACGAAGATTGGTTTATATGCATTATCTCGATGCAGTTAATTTCGTAGATGGCAACAAACAAGCCGACCCATCGCAAGAAGTGTTGAGCTATTTCTTGATTGAGCAATTATCCTCACTTAATCGAGACGTAGCTCAATTTACTCTAGCTTTACCGTCAGAGACCGATAACGCATTGATCGGACGAATGATTACCTCTACTTGTAACTGGCTGTATCGTGGTGTTGAGTGCGGTTATACAGGTAGAGCAGTTGCAGATGAGAAAGACCAACCAACAAACGATCCGAAAAAGGATAAATGCAGTGGTTTACTGACTGGCTGCAAGCTAAGAAATAACACGCACAACTATGGCGGTTTTGTAAGCGTTGATAAGTTGGGGTAGATAATGGACGGAAAGCTACACAATGAAATAATTCGTTACTCGAAATCAAAAGAACCACAGGAAAGCTGTGGTTTTGTTGTTTTAGTAGGCGGTGGAAAAGTCTTTATACCTTGCGAAAACGTGGCAGAAGACAAGGAAAATCATTTTGAAATTACGCCAGAAGATTACATCAACGCATCAGAGAAAGGCGAGATTGTGGCATTGGTCCATTCACATCCACAAGGTGAGCCAAAACTCTCTCAGTCAGACTTACAAACTCAATTATATTGCCAGTTAGATTTCTGGTTAGTTTGCGATGAGCAAGTTCATATTTTCCCCAGAATCCCATTTTTAATCGGTCGTGAGTTTAATCACGGTGAAACAGATTGCTACACGCTATTCAGGGACTTCTACCGCTTATCTGGTTGTAAATTACCTGATTTTGAACGCTCTGATTATTGGTGGGAAGATGGGTTAAACCTTTACTTGGACAACATCGAGAAACAAGGATTTGAGCAAGTCAAAGAGCCTCAAGTTGGCGATGTGATTTTGATTAGTGTTGGTGCAAATGTACCAAACCACGCAGCTATTTATGTAGGCGATCAAATGGTTCTTCATCACGCACCTAAACGATTATCTAAGCGTGATTTGTACGATGGTTATTGGCTTAAACACACGCACAGTATTTGGAGATACAGAGAATGGTCAACGTTAGATTTTACGGTTCCCTTAAACAGTTTGGATCTGAATTTAGGCTAGATTGCAAAACGCCAGCCGAAGTCGTCCAAGCTCTGACAAGTCAAATTCCAAAATTAAGACAATTCATTCAGCAAGGCTTATTTACCGTAAGAGTTGGTCGAGATTATTTCGATAATCGCTATCTTGAACAAGGATTAAATCAAAAACTGAAAGATGATTCAACAGTGCATTTTACCCCAACATTGAAAGGCTCAAAACGTGGTGGACTTTTTGGCGTGATTGCTGGTGTAGCTTTGATTGCAACAGCTTTTGCCTTAGGTCCATTGGGATTTAGTGTTATCGGTGCAAATGCCGCTTGGATGGTCGGTGGAGTAGGTGCATCAATGTTATTAGGTGGTGTAGCTCAGATGCTCACAAAAATGCCGGCAATGTCCACTGGTAAAGATGCCGAGAAGAAACAATCAACCAGTTTTTCTAATTTATCAAATATGGCGGCTCAAGGTCGTCCAATGCCGCTTGCTTATGGGCGGATTAGAGTTGGCTCGCTGATTATCTCACAAGGCGTTGAGACGATGGATATTGAGCGACAGCCTCCAGAAGATAAGAGAGGTAAGTTGTTGTTAAAATTTGGGAATAGGAGTTAGTAATGGGTAAAGGTGGCGGTGGCGGTCATACGCCTGTTGAGGCTAAAGAAACAAGCCGAAGTAAACAGCTTGTCAAAATCATTGATGTAATATCGGATGGTGAAGTTGAGGGTTTAGCCGTTGGAATGAAATCCGTCTATTTTGACAACACTCCAGTCCAGAGTAAAAACGGTTCATATAACTTTAACAACGTCCAATTAGAGGGTCGAGTTGGTAGCCAAGTTCAAGATGTAATCGCTGGTTTCAATACATCAGAAAAAGAGGTAAGCGTTGGAACACAGGTTAGAAAGAATTTGCCAATTACACGAACAGTTACAGATAACAAAGTCTCTCGATTACGTTTAACCATTGGCGTTCAATCTCTTTTTAGTCAGAATGAAAATGGCGACACAAACGGAACAACGGTAGAGCTTGTTATTACTATCGGCCCACAATCTTATCCAGTTTCAATCAGTGGCAAATACAGCTCTCAATATCTACAGCAACACACTTTTGATAATCTACCTCCAGTTCCGTTTACCGTTAAGGTTGAGCGAGTAACAGAGGATAGTAAATCACAAAGACTACAAAACAATACAGTTTGGTCAAGCTACACTGAGATTATCGACACGGAATTCACTTATCCAAATACCGCCTTAATTGGCGTGAAGTTTGATTCTGAGTATTTTAGCAATATCCCAACTCGCACCTATGACTTATTAGGCTTGAGAGTAAAAGTGCCAAGTAACTATGACACGCGCACTCGTAAATATACAGGAATGTGGGACGGTACATTTAAAATTGATTGGACTGATAACCCAGCTTGGATTTTATACGATGTTGTAACAAGTAAGCGTTACGGATTAGGTAATAGACTTGGTGAATTTGGTGCGGATAAATGGGCATTGTACCAAGTATCGCAATACTGTGACCAATTAGTGCCAGACGGTTTCGGTGGCCAAGAACCTCGATTTACTTGTAATGCGTGGCTAACTGAGCAACGTTCTGCTTATGATGTGATTAATGATATTTGCTCAATCTTCCGTGCGATGCCAGTGTGGAACGGTCAACAACTAACAGTTGTAATGGATAGACCGTCAGATCCAGTTTGGACTTATACAAACGCAAATGTGGAGAAAGGTGAGTTTAACTATACTTTCTCGGCTAAAAAAGCTCGTCACAATGCTATCCAAGTCGAATACGCAGACAAGGATAACGGTTATGAAAAGGCGATTGAGTATGTTTCAGATGATGAATCAATCCGCAGAAATGGCTTAAACGTTAAGAAAATAACTGCCTTTGGTTGTACTTCTCGAGGGCAAGCTCACCGAACAGGTTTATGGTTATTACAGACCGAGAAACTAGAGACTAAAACAGTTAGCTTTGTCGTTGGCGCAGAGGGCTTAATGCACGTGCCTGGTGATATTATCAAGGTCGCTGATACGTATTACGCAGGCACAAATATTGGTGGTCGAGTTTTGGCGGTAAACGGTAAAAAAGTTACGTTAGACCGAGAAATCTCCATTAATGGCAATAGTTACTTCAGTTACATCACCGCTCAAGCCAAACACCAAGATATTAAGATTGTTTCTGTAAATGGTGCAGAAGTTACTTTAGACCAAGCTCCAGTTGGATTAGAGGCTTACGGTGTATGGTCGTTGTCCACTCAACAGGTAACAAGCCAGTTATTTAAGGCTTTATCTGTAAAAGAGGAGACAAAAGGTAAATATACCATTACAGCCTTGCAGCACGAGCCACAGAAAGAGGCGATTGTTGATAATGGTGCGAAGTTTGAGCCTAAAGCAACATCAATTCTTGCTGTTCCGCAAGTGAGCAATATTGGCGTAACTGTTAATCCTGACGGTAGTATTTCGTTTGCTGGCGATGTAACAGGCGGTAACGGTGTTATCAAGTATGATTTTCGCATCTACAAAGACGGTGCATTGTACGATATCCGATTAGGTCAAACATCACCAAATCTAAATCTAGATAGTCTAGAGAATGGTGAATACACCGTTGTAATCTTGGTTAAAAATGAGCGAGGTCAAGTCCTAAGCGAAAGAACGCAAACCTTTGTCATTGATAAACCTCCAGCACCGACAGGCGTAAGAGTAACAGGCGGACTAGGCAATATCACAATCGAATGGGATTGGATTAATGATGCCACTGCTACCGAGATTTTTGTTAGCGAAACTGATGATATTAAAACAGCCACACGCTTAACGAGAGTTACTGCGAAAATGTACTCGCACGAGGTTGGAGCTAAACAGGTTAGATACTACTGGTTAAGACATACTCGAGGCGTGAACGTTGGACCATTTAGCCAACAAAGCGGACTGCGTGGCGAAAGTGCGGTAGATATTGATGCAGAGTTAGAGGTATTAAACAAAAAACTCTCTCAAAACATCGTAAACGAAGTCATTGATACAGCTCTACCAGCTCGTAACCTTGACTTAATTAAAACAGTTAATGGTTTAAATACTGGCGAATATCAAGGTCACAAACAGGTATATAACACCGCAGACGGTAAGCTCTACACATGGAATGGTAGCGGATACCTTGAGAATGGTATTGATGCAAGCGGCGCTCGCATTAAAACAACTCAATTAGTCGGCACACTGCAAGCAGATCAAATTGGTGCAAATACAATCGGAGCGGGTGCATTGCAGGCTGGAGCGGTGCGAGCAGAACACATGGCGGCAGGACAGATTACTGCTGATAAGTTAGCGATTGGGCTTGGTGGTAATCTATTATATAACCCTGTATTTTTCCCAGATAACAATGGTAAGCCATTTGGTTGGCGAGATGTGCAAACCGCTGATGGAAATTTTTCGGTAGGAGAATTTAGGCTAGATCATGAAAATAGCGGATTTGGAAATGATTTTTTCAGCGGAATAGATCCTAATACAGACCGATGTGTAAACTGGCTTAATACCGGAACAGGAGATAATGCTTGGGCTGTAAGCATCTTTCAGGATGTTAAGTTGATACCTGGTAAGAGCTATATATTTTCATTTTATTCGACTGTCCACAGAGGTAGGGTTGAGAATGAGATATATGCGTTAAATAGTAGTGGTGGCTATTTAAATAGGTTAAATGCACCGACTTCGGTAATTGCTAGTAGTGGTCCACGAAATGATGGGTATCATGGGCTTGTCAATATGCCTAGGTACTACTCGAAATTTACAGCTCCTGAAAGTGGCATTGTAAGACTTATAATCGCAAGCCGAGGCAAAGGACTACAACGATTTCTTTTAATGAGAGCTATGTTGGAAGAATGTACTCAATACGCAACTCACCCTAGCCAGTGGCAAAATGCAGGTGTAACAGCTATTCATGGCGGCTCGATTGTCACAAACTCAATCACGGCACGACAACTTGGAGCGGATAGCGTAACTGCTAATAGCATTGCAACTGGTGCGGTAGCGGCTAAACATATTGCAGTAGGCAGTATTGGAGCTGAGCATATTGCTACACGCTCACTAACTGCCGACAAGCTCAATGTATCTAGCCTTTCGGCCGTTAGTTCCAACATTGGCAGTATCAACGCTGGCGATATAACTGGGGTTAATATCCATGGTAACAATATAAACGGTAATAACATATCAGGCGGAGCAATCAATGGTACAACAATTACTGGTTCAACAATAAACGGTAATGATATTAATGGTGGCACTATACGAGGCGCTAGACTGGAGGGTGTAACTGGTAAATTCACTGGTACGCTTGAGGTCAATCAGTTGATTGGTGGTAATCTGTGTGAAACGTTTATTGCTAATGCCTATATAGTTGCTGGGAGTTATCAATCAAGAATAAGGATAGCACCGTCTCCAGTTAGGAGGATTTTTTTCGTGGTTAATTCACACATAACTTTCACGGTAGAAGCAAATCAATCGCATGAGTATTACTATTGGCACACAGATAATAAAGCGCCTACAGAGCTTTTTAATATTGGCTATGGCAATGGAAACCCTGCAAAACTTTGCATTACAGCATACGCAGTATCAAACACAACCACAATGACACAAATCTAGGAGTAAAAATGACAACATTTAACAAAATCCTAAATCCAATGTATTCGGCTATTGCTGCATACTCAAAGCAAGAGGATGGCTCAATCAACGCCAAGTATGTATTAGGCACTGGCGAAGATAGTGACGGTTCCGTGACTAACTTCACGCCCATCATCTCTGATTATAAGTGGATTGATGCAGTAGCAGCTAAAGAGCTAATGAAAAAGCCATTAACCAAAGAGGATATTGGCAAAACGACAGAGCAAATTGATTTAGAACGGATTTACACTTATTTGAAAGAAAACGGTCAAATCGTAATCTAATCAACCTTAACTGAAATCAACCGCACTTTGAGCAACCATCGTGCGGTTTTTTATTGGAGCAAAAATGGAAAACATTGAGCTAGAAACAGTGCGTGGCGATGATGACGGGTGGACGTTTGAAATACTGGAAGATGACGAGCAGAAAAGTGATTTAACTGGCAGTAAGTTCGATATGTGGATTGAGCCAAAAAAAGGCGAGATTATTAAATTATCAACTGAAACGGGGGAGATTACTGTGAGTGAAAATCTAGTCACTGTTACATTGTCACACGATAAAACGCTAGGGGCGAAGTGGGAAACTGCAAGTTGGGATTTGCAGTGTACTAGCCCACAGGGATTAATCAGAACGCTCGCAGGTGGCGAATTTACACTTATTCACGATATAACGGAGGCGAGATGATTATTAGATTAGTTAAACGAGCGAAACCTAACATCAAGGTTAAAGTGCGTTTAATAAAAGAGATTGGCGATAAACCAAATTTTCCAACACTTGAAGAATTAAAAACTTTTTACAACATAGGAGCTTTATAATGGCACGACCTGATTTTAATCAAACTCTAACCGAATTTGCTGAATTTGTGGGATTGAAAGATAAAGAAATCATTAAACTTATCGGTTTATTGTCAACCCTAACAACAAACGAGAAAGGATCGATTGTTGGTGCAATCAATGAGTTAAAACAATCTATTACAGCGTTATCGAGCAGTAGTGCAGGTATCAACGATAGTGCAACAGGAGATAGTTCTACACTCTCCGCTAAGAAAATACTTGAGCTTTTAACACAGGCAAAAGCTGATGTTAAAAATGAGCTTTTAGGCGGACAAGTTGATGCAAGCATTGACACAATCAAAGAACTTGGCGATATGTTGAAAAACATTCAAACAGGTGAAGATGGCTTAAATAAATTAGTTCAAAAGCTCACCCAAACAAATCAATCTTTAGCACTGCTTATTGGGAAGTTTACTGTGCTTGACGGATTGAATTTAAAAGAAGCTTACACTCGAGGTTACAATAAATAATGACATTTCAAGCGAACATATCAGAATTCGCCGAATTTGTAGGAACTGAAATTAAGCGAATTGAGAAGAAAATTCCAGAAGGTGGCCGCGGCAGTCAATCTAGTGATTCAATGATAATTACTGGAAATGGTAGGCCAGATAAACCTGAAACCACTAATGGAAATGTTACAGGTAGAGAGCAAAACGGAACTTTTTATAATTCATCAAATGGCGCTGGTGTCGGTGCGTATCTGTGGCAGAAGCAGAATAATAAATGGGTTGTTATTTCTGGCGACACTGGCTCTAGACGAATGAGTAGAGATAGTGTGAATATTAAAGAGGGAAGTATAACCCTAAGACGAGTGAACAATGCAGTTGAGTGTTCTTTCAGTAAAGGTCGTTGGGACACCATCTCCTTTTACGGGAGCAGTAATTCTAAATTTACACGAAAAAACCACGCAAAAAGAATGGATATTCTACCTAATAACAAAATACCATTCGGCTTTCGCACTAGTATCCCTGTTATGCTCCCATTCTATAGCGATGACGGTGATGAGATTGCTACTGTGTATGTTGCTAGTATAGGTGATAGAGCTTATATCGAGTTGAGATTCAGGGATAAAGTGCCAACGGCGGATATGGACTATATGCGTATGCCTGTAATCTCTTGGATTACAGACGACCCATTCCCTGATGCTCTGCCTTAATCTAGAAGTTCAGCAACTTCTCCCATATTCGGGGCGTAATAGACATTCTGTAAAATCCTTATGTCTTTATGCCCCGATATTTTAGCAAGCGTCATCACATCGACTTTTTTAGCCAGTCTCGTTAATGCCTCTCGTCTCGTGTCATGAAAATGTAAATACTCTCGATTAACTGCCTTTTTGAGCTTTCTGAACGTTGCATCTAGAATATTTGACTTCACTTGAAAACAAGTATCGCCTTGCTCAATCTCATCTCTTAATCTTTCCAGTATTCTCACTGCATTTTTTGAAAGTGGGACAGTGCGAGAAGAACCGTTTTTAGTCATTGGTAAATAAGCTGTCTTTCTTTCTATGCTGACATTATCCCAAGTTAATCCGCAAATCTCACCAACTCGCATAGCTGTTTCAATAGCAAACAATAGCGCAGCTCCAGTTCTTGCTTTAGCTGTTTTTAAACTCTCGTTATATCCACTAATATTAACTATCTCGTCAATATCTTCTTGAGTAAATCTTTGCGTTCTTGGCTTGCTTGCTTTTGGCTGCTGCAATCCAATCATAGGGGAAGATTGAATATATCCCCATCGCTCCATCGCAACCTTGAATATATGCCCAATAGTGGATAGCTCTCTGCGAACACTTTCGCCTTTCACAGTTTCTAATCTCTCATTTATCCAAAGCTCTAAATCCTGCCTTGTTACATCTGAAATATATTTATCAGTTATAGGGTGGCGTAAAAACTTAGTTAATCGGTTGAATTCGTGCTTTTCACCTCGTTTTGTAGGTGTGATTTCATTCAGATACCGCTTAATTACATCAGAGAATAAAGTTTCCGGCTGCATACCGTTAGCCATTAACTCTAATTTCTTTTCTTCTTCAGCTCCCCACAAAACGGCCTCCGCCTTTGTGGAACAAGTTTTAGATTTTCTTATGCCATCTCGGTAGATTTCTACACGCCATTTTTCGCCACGCTTTCTAACCGTTGCCATTTTCACACCTTTTAAGAATATAAACCGCCATAAATCAAACCGCTTGGCGTAATTTTGGCGTAATTGGTGCATAAAAATATATAAAAATACATAAAAACTTGCAATACTGGATAAGATTAAAAGAGTAGAGAATTGTTAATTAAGTGTTGTAAAGTGTTGATTTCATTAATAGAAAAGTATAAAAGAAAAATCCCCGTCCAATGAACGAGGATTATAATATGGTGCCTAGGGTCGGACTCGAACCGACACGGTTATTCACCGGCGGATTTTGAATCCGCTGCGTCTACCAATTTCGCCACCCAGGCATTTGGGTTGTTCTGAATTATACGTTTATCTTACTTCGTTGCAAGTAAAATTTCATTAAAAACGTGTGGTTGTTTTAAATTTCATCAACTTGTATTCAAAGATGAAAGGGAAGTTTAAAATAATTTGATACGTTGTCACAATTTATGAGTAAAATAAAAGCTTAGTATTTCTACTAAGCTTTATGATTATCTAA